ATGGGAGCTGCGTTTGGAAGATTGATTACAGAAACAATGGTTCCAATTATTAGACGTACATTACAGATAATGGATGAGAAAGGTTTGATACAACTACCATTAAAAGTAAATGGTTTAGAAATAAAAGTTGTACCAATATCACCTCTTGCTAAGGCCCAAAACTTGGATGAGGTGAATGAAGTTATGCAATTTTTCCAAATTGCAAATGCATTAGGCCCAGGTGGGATGGCCGAAATAAAACCGGATGCTATTGCAGCTTTTGTAGGAGATAAACTTGGCATTGCTGCTAAGTTAAGAAATACAGAAGAAGAAAAGCAACAGATCCAACAAGAGGCTATGGCTTTAGCGCAATCACAAATGATGGCGCAACAACAATCACCTGGACAAGCAGCTCAAGCTCCTACTCCAGAGGAACCAGCAATGGCCTTGGAGGAAGAGGCTAGAGCATAGTGGCAGATATTAATACTCCAGGATGGGAAGGAATAGAAACACTAGGTGTTCAATCTAAGGATGATCAGATTGAATTAGATAAAGCATATGCTAGAACCTTTGATACCGAAGAAGGAAAAAAAGTTTTAGAACATTTAAAATCTAAAACATTAAATCAACCAACATGGGTACCAGGTTCAGAACCATCTTTTGGATATGCAAGAGAAGGACAGAATTCTGTTATCCGAGATATTTTAATGCGAATGGAAAGGGCAAAAAATGAGTGATGAAATAAATCAAGATGGTCTTACAGCAGAGGCACCAGCAAAAGAACCAGAAGTAGAAAATCCAGAAGAAAATGTTGTACCTCATAAAGTAGATGATCAACAAGAAAATGTTAGTGAACCAAAAGAAGAAACAACTGAACCAACTGAAAAGCCAGAAGGTTTAGAAGATAAGTTCTGGGATAAAGATAAAGGTCAAGTTAAAACAGAAGATCTAAATAAATCTTATCTTGAATTACAAAAACAATTTTCTATGGGTAAACATAAAGCTCCTAAAGAATATGATTTAGAAGTTTTAGAAGATGTTGATGTAGACAATGATGAGTTAGCACAATTCTTTATGGATTGGACTAACAAATATAAACCAACACAAGGTGCATTTAATGAGCTTGTAAGTAAGTTTAAAGAATTATCTGTAGCTCAAGAACAAGAAGATAGTATTGATGTTGCAGCAGAGAAACAACAGTTAGGCCCTAATGCAGATCAAATTGTAAAAGGTACTGTAACCTGGATGCAAGGTTTAGTAGCTAAAGGTGTTTGGTCTGAAACTGATTTTGAAGAAGGCAAAATATTTACTGCTACAGCAGATGGTATTAATGCCATTAATAAAATTAGACAATATTATGGCGAACAAACAATACCAACAGCTCCTACAGATGTAGATGGGCAGCCTTCAAAAGAAGAGTTATTTGCATTAGTTGCTGATCCTAAGTACAAAACAGATCCAGGATTTAGAGCTAAAGTAGAGAAACAATTTGAAAGAGCTTTTCCTGGTACTGCTACAACAACCGGTGAAATATAATTTATAAAGGGTATTTACATTTTATAAAAAAAAGATTATCTTCCAAACTGAAGATAACCAAAATTTTCGTTTGGCCTTCTGGCTGGTGAGCAACTACACCATTTGTCAGCCTGGCTTATTTTACCAGACAACTGAAGTTAAAAAATAAATGTGTTAATTAAAAGGAGTGATATATGGCACAATCAATAACTAATGCTTTTGTCACACTTTTCGATGCCGAGGTAAAACAAGCATACCAGGGTGAAAGTTCACTTTTAGGATGTGTAAGGCTAAGACAGGGTGTAACAGGGCAAACGTACAAGTTCCCAAAATTAGGGAAAGGTACAGCAACAGCCAGAATACCACAAACTGACGTAACACCATTAAACGTAACTTATTCTCAAGTTACAGCTACAATGAGTGATTACAATGCAGCTGAGTATTCTGACATCTTCCATCAAGCAAAAGTAAACTTTGATGAAAGATCAGAGTTGGTTCAAGTAGTATCGAAAGCTATCGGTAGAAGAATGGATCAACTAATCATCGATGCTTTAAATGGCGCATCTTCACCTTCAACAGTTGCTAAAACTGTCGTTACAAGTGGATCTGCTGCTGCATCAAATTTAAACGTTGGTAAGCTAATAGCAGCTAAAAAAGCTCTAGATGCTAAAAACGTACCATTTGATGACAGACACATAGTGGTTCATGCTAATAACCTATCTGGTTTATTAGGTGACGAGAGAGCAATCTCTGGTGACTATGCAGCTGTGAAAGCTCTAGTATCTGGTGAGATCAACACTTTCTTAGGCTTTAGATTTTATGTCTTAGGCGATAGAGATGAAGGTGGCTTACCATTATCAACAAACGACAGAAGTGTATTTGCGTTCCATAGATCAGCAATAGGTATGGCAACTAACATGGCACAAAAAACTGAGATCAACTACGTTCCGGAGAAAACTTCGTTCTTAGTTAACTCTATGTTTAGTGCTGGTGCTGTAGCGATTGATGACGAAGGTATCGTTAAAATAACTGCTGACGAAAGCTAATAGAGGAGGGTTAATAATATGGCTTATGATAAAACAAACCTACAACCAATAGGTGGACAAAGTAAAGCTGGTAATGCTCCTCAAATGTGGAGTTACACAGCTCCTGGTAATGATGCGATTGCAGACATTAATACAGAAGGTTACTTTAATAGTGCGTCTGATGTATTAAAAGTTGGTGATCTTATTCATGTCTGGGATAGCTCTGTACCTACTTCAACTTTGGTAACTGTGTTATCAAATGCAAGTGGAGTAGTTGATGTATCTGATGGAACAGCTCTATCAGTTGCAGACGCAGACTAATAAATAAATATGAGGAGGCCCCTAAGTGGGCCTCTTCTTAACTAGGAATTATTATGGCAAGTGGCGATACAAATATAACTATATGTAACCAGGCATTAAATTTATTAGGAGCTGACGTTATAAGTTCATTTTCAGATACAAGTAACGATGCTGCTGCTGTATGTAATAATATTTACGAAACAATTAAAAGACAAACTCTATCTATGTATCCATGGAGTTTTGCATTAACAAAATTACAATTAACAAAATCTGGTACATCACCAATAGGAGAATGGGATAACAGATTTGATTTACCTTCTACTGCTGTAGCTGGTCAACCATTCCAGGTTTACAATACAGATGCAACAGGATCGATGCCTATAACAAGTTATGAATTACAATATACTTCTTCTGGCCCAGCTATCTTTACAAATGAAACAACAATTTATATTGATTACATAACAAGTGCTATCACAGAAGGATTAATGCCTTCATACTTTGTACAGTTACTTGTTTATATGATGGCATGGCATTTAGCAGAACCGGTAACCGATCAAACTACAAAGGCAGATTATTGGAAAAACGTAGCTATAGGTAGTGTAACTGAAAATGGCAGAGGTGGATATTTTAGACAAGCAGCCAATGCTGATGGTAGAGGAAAAACTTCTTATGCAATACATGAGTTTCCATTAACTGATGTTAGATAATGAGCAGATCTGTAACTATACAATCAAATTTTACAACAGGCGAGATAGATCCATTATTAAAATCAAGAATAGATATTAATCAATATTATAATGCATTAGAACAAGCTCGTAATGTTTTGATCCAACCACAAGGTGGTGTTACTCGTAGACCAGGACTACAACATATTTTTGAAATACCTTCTGCTGCTAATCCACAAAATGGATGCAGATTAGTTCCTTTTGAATTTAGTACAACACAAAGTTATATGTTTTTATTTGTGCATAATCGTATTTATGTATTTAGAGATAAAACTTTAGTAACTAATATTAATGGTTCTGGTAATGATTATTTAACAACTACTATTAGTTCTACAAATATTGCAACAATGGATTTTGCACAATCAGCTGATACATTAATTATTGTCCAGGAGGACATGGCCCCTAAAAAAATTACTAGAGGTGGATCACATTCTAGTTGGACAGTATCAGATATTAGTTTTGAATTTATACCTAAGTATCCATTTAACTTATCTACTACTAATCCATCAGCAACACTTACACCTAGTGCTGTAGATGGTAATATAACATTAACTGCAAGTGCATCTTCTTTTGCGTCTGGCAATGTAGATGATTATGTTGAGGCAGCAGATGGAATTGGAAGAGCAAGAATAACTAGATTTGTATCTAATACATCTGTAGAGGCTATTGTTGAAATACCTTTTTTTAATACGTCTGCTATTGCAAGTGGATCATGGTTTTTAGAAACTGATTATGTAGACGTATGGTCATCAACTTATGGCTATCCTAGAACAGTAACTTTCCATGAAGGTAGATTATATTTTGGTGGTACTAAGTCTAGGCCCAATACAGTATTTGCATCTAGAGTAGCAAGATTTTTTGATTTTAATCCTGGTGAGGC